CGTTGTAATAACATCCAGATGGCAAAGAAGATCTCTTTGAACTCTGCTTATGGTGCTATTGGTAATCAATACTTCAGGTATTTCAAATTGGCAAATGCAGAGGCAATTACCCTGTCAGGACAAGTAAGTATCCGATGGATTGAGAACCGAATGAACAAATATCTTAATAAGGTATTGAAAACTGATGAAGTTGATTACGTTATTGCTTCAGACACTGATAGTATTTACCTTAATATGGGTCCATTGGTAGACACTGTATATAAAGGGAGAGAAAAGAAAACTGAAAGCGTTGTCTCGTTCCTTAATAAGGTGTGTGAAACAGATATTGAGAAGTATATTGACAATTGCTATGAGGATCTGGCTAACTATGTCAATGCTTATGGGCAGAAGATGCAGATGAAGCGTGAGAACATTGCTGATCGTGGTATTTGGACTGCGAAGAAGCGTTATATTCTCAACGTTCATGACTCTGAGGGAGTTCGTTATGAGGAACCAAAACTCAAGATCATGGGTATTGAAGCAGTTAAGTCTTCAACACCTGCACCATGTCGTAAGATGATCAAGGATGCTCTCAAATTGATGATGAGTGCATCTGAGGACGATGTGATCAACTACATTGAGCAGTGTCGTTCTGACTTCCAGAAGATGCAACCTGAGGAAATTTCTTTTCCCAGAACGGTGAGTGATGTTGTCAAGTATCGGTCTTACAGTCACATCTATAGCAAGGGCACTCCTATTCATGCTAGAGGAGCACTCTTATATAACTACTACATAAAGCAGAAAAAACTTGATAACAAGTATTCTCTTATTCAAAATGGAGAGAAGATTAAATTCTGTTATCTCAAGACACCTAACCCAATTCGTGAAAACGTTCTTTCTTTTATTCAAGAGTTTCCAAAGGAGTTAGGATTGATAAATTATATTGATTATGATTTGCAGTTCAGTAAGGGATTTCTAGATCCACTGAAAGTTATTCTTGATGCTATTGGTTGGAAAGCAGAAAAACAAATTACGCTGGAGGATTTTTTCTCATGAAAGATCAAAATACAATCCCTGAGGGTGAGTCTAAAAAAGATAAGTGGAATCGCGGACTTGATATTTTTATTGAGTCTGTTATTGAACCAGATCCTACACTTAGATCATGTGCTCATAACCAGAAATGTTATAATGAGTTGATGGATGTTAGACAAGATGTGCTAGAATACTTGAAAACCTTACGTTGGAATTGATTTATGGATTTTTTGAAAGATATTATTAAAGAGATTGGCAATGAATATGCACAAATTGCATCAGATATAGATGAAACAGAAACTTACGTGGACACAGGTTCGTACATCTTTAACGGACTCGTTTCAGGTAGCATATTTGGTGGTGTATCTGGGAATAAGATTACTGCCATTGCTGGGGAGTCTAGTACTGGCAAAACTTTCTTCTCACTTGCAGTCGTCAAAAACTTCCTGGATAATAATCCTGACGGTATGTGTATATATTTTGACACTGAAGCCGCTGTTAACAAGTCTCTACTCTCAAGTCGTGGGGTAGATCTGCATCGTACAGTAGTTATGAATGTTGTAACTGTTGAAGAGTTTCGTAGTAAGGCACTTAAGACGGTTGACAGATACTTAAAAGATTCTGAAGACGAACGCAGACCACTGATGTTTGTGCTAGACTCTCTAGGGATGCTCTCCACTGAGAAAGAAATCAACGATACACTTAATGATAAGCAGGTTCGTGATATGACGAAATCTCAACTTATCAAAGGTGCTTTCCGTATGCTTACACTCAAGTTGGGTCAAGCAAACATTCCAATGATCGTTACTAATCACACTTATGATGTCATCGGCGCATACGTTCCAACTAAAGAGATGGGTGGTGGCTCTGGTCTTAAATATGCGGCGTCCACGATTATTCACCTTAGTAAGAAAAAGGAGAAGGATGGAACAGAAGTTGTTGGAAACCTTATCAAGGCAAAGACTGCTAAGTCGCGTTTAAGTAAAGAAAATCAAGAAGTTCTAGTACGTCTTTATTATGATGAGCGTGGTCTTGATCGTTATTATGGTCTTCTTGAACTAGGTGAACTTGGCGGTCTCTGGAAGAACGTTGCAGGACGTTATGAGATAGATGGTAAGAAAGTTTATGCTAAAGCAATCTACAAAGAACCTGAGAAGTATTTCACCGATGAGGTGATGAATAAATTGAACGAGATCTCAAAGCAGGAATTTAGTTATGGAGAGGGTTGAGCTACTAGTTCTTAATAATTTATTATATAATGAAAAATACACAAGAAAAGTAATACCTTTTATCAAGGAGGAGTACTTTGAACAAAACAGAGAGAAGATCATTTTCCAGGAAATGTTCACCTTTATTGATAAGTACTCCAAAGTTATAAGCAAAGACTCTCTTTTTATTGAGGTTGAGAATCGTACTGATATCAATGAAGAAACTTTTAAAGAAGTTGTTCAGTGTATCAATACTTTTGAAGATGCTGAGGTCAATGAAGATTGGTTGATAGATACTACGGAAAAGTGGTGTCGTGATCGCGCAATCTATCTTGCCTTGATGGATGCCATTCAGATTGCCGATGGTAATGACGAGAATAGAAATCGTGATGCTATTCCTAGCATCCTCTCTGATGCTCTCTCTGTAAGTTTTAATAGTCAAGTTGGGCACGATTACCTTGAAGACTATGAGGAACGATATGAGTTTTATCATAGGCAAGAAGATAAGATTCCATTTGATCTTGAATATTTCAATAAGATTACTAAGGGTGGTCTACCAAACAAGACACTGAACGTTGCTCTCGCAGGCACTGGTGTGGGTAAATCATTGTTTATGTGTCACATGGCAGCAGCATCTCTACAGCAGGGTAAGAATGTTCTCTATATTACCTGCGAGATGGCAGAGGAAAAGATTGCTGAGAGAATTGACGCCAATCTGTTGAATGTTCCTATTCAGCAATTGACCGAACTACCTAAGTCAATGTTTGAAAACAAAGTGACTAAACTTGCAGAAAAAACACAAGGATCACTTATAATTAAAGAGTATCCCACAGCGTCTGCACACGTTGGTCACTTTAGGGCTTTGTTAAATGAACTCGCTATTAAGAAGTCATTTAGACCTGATATTATTTTCATTGATTACCTTAATATATGCGCTTCCTCCCGTTATCGCACTTCGGGTACTGTCAATTCATATAGCTATATTAAAGCTATTGCAGAAGAGCTTAGAGGATTGGCTGTCGAAGCCCAGGTCCCTATCGTATCTGCCACCCAGACCACTCGTAGCGGTTATGGTAGCACTGACGTTGACATTACTGACACTTCTGAGTCCTTTGGGCTCCCTGCTACTGCTGATCTTATGTTTGCCCTTATTAGCACTGAGGAACTTGAATCGCTTGGACAAATAATGGTGAAGCAGTTGAAGAACAGATACAATGATGGCAATGTGAACAAGAGGTTTGTGATTGGTATTGATCGTTCTAAGATGAGACTTTATGATTGTGAGCAAACAGCACAACAAGACATGATTGACAATATGGGTGAATCGGAATACAATAATGAAGAAGAACAAAAATCAATGAAAAGCAAGTTTGGGGGATTTAAGTTTTAATTATGGCACATCAAGTTGATACTGAAAAATACGTTGAATTTGTAAAGGGTGTTACTAGTGATCCTTCACTAGACTATGCTGCATTTCTTGCTCGGACTAATTCTCTTGAACTTGAGAATGATTGCAATATCACTCAACTTCTGACTGCCTCACTTGGTATGTCTGCTGAAGCAGGTGAGTTTACTGAAGTTGTCAAGAAGATTATCTTCCAAGGAAAACCTTATAATGAAGATAACGTTTTCCACATGAAACGTGAATTGGGAGATATTTGTTGGTATATTGCTCAGGCATGTATGGCACTTGAGACTAGTTTTGATGAGATTCTTGAAATGAATGTTGAGAAACTAGAGTCTCGTTATCCTGGTGGTAGTTTTGATGTCCACTATTCTGAAAACCGTAAGGAAGGAGATCTGTGAGTATGGAAGACGGATTGACAGTAAAAGAAAACGAGGATGGTAGTTTCACCGTAGAGTGGGATAAAAATGATCCTCGTTATTCTATGTTTAATGAATTTGGGGAAGCAGAGATCACATCAATGCTCCAACAAGGATTACGAAAAATTATTGTAGAGGAAAGAGACCTGTGATTACTATTGAAATAGATCTGCTTCAAGCAGCAGCAGTGCGCGAGTCACTTTTTCGTAGCACTGCCCAGGACAGCTATGAGTTTCCATCTAAAAGGACCGTAGAGATCCGTAAAGTAATTCAACAACTTGATATTAAAATTGAAGAACTATTAAAAACACTTGAGAACGAATCTAACAATGAAACTATTGACTCTTGAAGATTACCAAAAGGCAGGCGAAACATTCTGGCCTAAGTACTGGTATGTTGCTAAAGAACTTGGCGAAGATGCTAAAACTGAAGACATCCTAAAAGTTATGGAAGCAGTTGGTGGTATTGCTCTCAAATTAAAACTTGAGGATAAACTTTCTGGTCCTTTTGGATTTAATAAAAAGGATAAAAAAGAGGAAGACGAAACAATTGATATTGCATAATGCTTAGTCTCTGGATTCACTTGGTAGCATTCTTTCAAGTTGTGGTAATGAATTGTATTCAACCAGTCAACTGGAAGCATTGCTATCGTGTGGACCATTGGTTAGTACCAGAAATTGTATATGCCTGGAAAATTAAGACTGGGGAAATTACTCCATACCAGGAACAAGATGAATACTTGAAAAAGTATAAATACGATTAGTACTGGTCTAAAAAAATGAATTCAAAGCAAGCGAGAGAACTGTTAGAAGCATATAAAAGCGTTTATATCTCTGTAGACGAATCTACTAAGGAAGAAGTTGAAAATATCGAAGAACTTCACACGGGTAAGCACGGTCAGACTGAGAAGCAGTATCAGGACGGTAGATCTGATGCAGGCAAGATGGTCTCTGGTGACTCTAAGATGAGCGGTTCTAAGTATGCTCAGGGCAGAAGAACTGGTAGTGATGCTGGTCCTCAAACTGCTGGTGGTTCTCAGAAACCTGCAAGTCAGGGTAAGATGGACAGCGGCAGTCGCACTGATTTAACATTCCGTAAAGCAGCACTTAAAAAGAAAGCAGATGATATGAAGAAGGAAGAAGTTGTCAATGAAGAAGGTGCAGATTCACTGAAGGATCGTCGCATGGAACGTGGTGGTGTTGACGGTAATAACCGTTACAATAATGCACCAGGTAAACCCAATACACTCGGTAAAAAGAAACCTTCTGGTATGTCTTCTTTTGATAAAGTAGTTGGAGACCTTAAATCAAAATATGGTGATAAGGCAATTATGGCAAAGAAAACTGTCAAGAGTGAAGACACTGATATTTGTTCTCACACCAAGAAAGGAAAGGATTGTCCAGTCCATGGTCAAGATCTGTGTCCAGAGAAATCAATGGAGGAAGCAGTTTATGGTGGTACTCCTGCTAAGAAAGAAGCACCAAAAGATGATCGTATGATGGTAACTACTGCTGATAGGAAGGGTAATACCAAAGCATATCAGAATTATAAGGCGGGAATGAAGAGTAAGATTACCGGTAAATCAATGTATAAGGCTGGTCCTGGTGTTGATGAAGAGGTTGATATCTTTGATAAAGTTACCGAGTTTCTTTATGTTGAAGGATATGCAGAGACTATTGAAGAAGCACAATGGGTCATGGTAAATATTCTTGATGAAGAATTAGTAGAAGAAATAGCGTCTAACTATTGATTGGTAATCTCCTCTTGACGTTTTTGTTATATGAGAATTGGTACAGATGGTAGTGCGCCTGCTTTGTAAGCGGGAGGTCAGTGGTTCGAGTCCATTATTCTCTATTCTAAATACCTAAAAAGTATTTGTTGATATGGAACAAGCTAATACAAAGAGTGTGGGGAAGTTTTTTGATAATGTTAGGAAGTTTAATAATGTATCTATTGATGCCGTTCAAGTAAGTTCTGAAAGTGTTGAACTTAATTTTTATAAAAAGTTAACTAAACCCCAGAAAACTGCAATAAAAAAGAAAGCAACTGAGTTATTGCAAGATAATTTTTTTGGGGAGTATGAAGTTCGGGAAATAAAAACCACGGAAGATGAAGAAATAAATCCAGAAACTGGAAAGTTTGAAAGCACTATAAGTAGCACTCTTTTTATAAAAGTTGAACAACTTGGAGAAGCAGGAAAAGTTCCTACTGCTATTCAGGAAGAGGGCAGTGCTTATATTTTGACTCAGGTTTTAAAAAAGAATAAAAAATTTACGACTGCTAATGACATTTTAAATGATTCAGATACTGCAAAAGGTTTAGAAAAAATATTTGGAGTATATAAGAAATCTATGAGAGAATGGTCTCATAGTTATTTTGAACATCAAGAAGCATTCTTTAAGAAGTTCCAAGTATCTCAGTGGGATATTTTTGAGCATGGTGGTCAAGACTTCATGACGTTCATTAAAGATCAGTGTCAGATTGTAAAAGAAGTTACTGCATCCGGTCAACTAAAAGATGTTGGAAAGTATGAAACTTGGAACCCTGCTGATATCTGGGCAGTAAGAGATAAGGGAAAAGTAAAATCTGAAATAGATAAAGCGATTCAAGAAGATGGAACTGCAACTTTGAAAGAATTGAATAATATTCTTTTAAAAATGTTAAAAGAGAATAGACTTATTGGATTGTCTTTGAAAAAAATTGATCCTAAAGAAGCAGCAAGTTTTGTTTATATTAATAAAGATCCTAAAAAAATTGAGTTTGCGAAAGTAGAAGATGTAGAAATAAGCGATATAAAGTTTGAAATCAAAACTGAAAAAACTACAGATGGTATGTCTCAGGGTGGATATTGTCTTTTTGGGAAGTATACTATTAATATAATAAGAACTCCTACATCTGGGTTTTCAAATTTAAAATTTGAAAGCGTTGTAAAAGGTAGTGGTGGTAGAGGAGGTGCAGCACCAGTTGCTATGGTTGGTCAGTTACTAAAGAGTAGAAATCCAAGTGCTACATTTGTGAATGATAATAATAAGTATCCTAAAACAAAAGATGAATTTTTGAAGGATAGAAGAGACTATGAAAAGATGTATAAGAGTTTGAATGGAATTATAAAAGGAACTAAAAACTATGCAGAGTTTGAAAGTATGATAAACTCAATGTATGAGTCAAAGAACTCTAAGTCTAGAGGTATTGCTCAATCCAAACTTATGCAATTACATTTCTTTTCTGATGCATTAGCAAAGAAAAAAAATGATCCAGAGTTCTGGACTGATATGTTATACCTCTCTTTGAAGGTTGGAAAGAGATTTGCTCCTCATGGAAAATTAGCTTAATCAAATAAATAAAAATAAAAACATGGCAACAGACGCTAGAGAAACTGCCAAACAAGAAAATGGATCAAGATTCTTCTTTGAGTCTGTGATTGAGAAGGGTAGAGAACCTTCTGATGCACAAATGAAAAAAATATATGATGGGTATGGACCAGAGTGGAAAAATACATATAGGAAGCAGACTGAGGCATTAAAAAAGTTTTTGGGATCAAGTAAAGGTTATGAATACTCTAGAGATAAGGGTGTCATGCCTTTCATTGAGGGGATTGCAAAGAAGGAATGTGGGGTGTCTGTAAAGGACAGGTGGAACCCTATGGACATTGTTCTTGTAAAGAAGAGTCAAAAGAGAGTTATTGAAGGTACTATTCGGGAAATTACAAACATTCCTGGAATGACTAAGGATGCAAAACTTACTGTGCTCAATGCATACATGAGAGAAGCACTTGATGCGAAAGTTTTGATTGGAGTTTCCTTGAAGGCAATTGCTTCTAGGAAAAAGATCGCAAGTGCAGAAGTTGCAAATGCAAGAGGTAAATCCGGACAACCTGAAGAAATTAATGTTGTAAGAAAGTCTTTGAAATGTAACTTGACTTTGGGAAAAAAGAAAAACTACTTGTTTGATACTGGCGAGTTGGGATTTGATATGGAGACTAAAAAGGGTGGAAAGATTCATGGGCAATCTAGAAACTTTCAGTATTCAAAAGAGAGAAATTTAGTACAAACGGATCTTACTCCAAAAGGAAGGGATGCTGGGGCAAAACTTGGAAAAGTTTCTAGTGTATCTCTTGATATGTTCTTGGGTAAACTTGGAATTAGTCGTCCAACATCAGCAGCAAAACATAGACACATTCCTCCAGTAGGAAAATGGAGAGATGTTGATAAGCAATATTGGATTAGATTGTATAATAAGTTGAAGAGTTATCCAATGTTGGATCTTGGGGAAATTGCCGTATATGAAAATAATCAGAGAATCGCTGAGGGCATTGAATCAGTGTTAGATTATGCAATCCAATATGAAAACGATAAGGCAGACAGAAGTTCTGGTGGTAGATTTTCTTCTAAATTAATTGCTATGGAGTGGGCAAGTATATGGATGCAAATTGATAAGAAAAGAAAAATGACTGAGTGGTGTACTGCCCTCTATTATGGAGCAAAGAAAGAATTTGGAGATTCTAATGGTCCTTTTTTGAAGATCTACTGACACTATATAAACTGTCTACTCTTCTCACATCTACTCTCAAGATACCCTATAATAAGATCATGGCAAAAAACACTCATCTAGAGCACCTAGAAGACGACATCCTGAACAATGGGACGGAGGGTGGTAGGAATGCTATCATCTTTCTGAAAGAACTCGGTAGGATGCTTACTGAACCTAGGTCATCTGTTCGCGTAACAACTAAGTGGGATGGTGCTCCGGCAGTAATTTGTGGGACAGATCCTGAAAATGGTCAGTTTTTTGTAGGAACTAAGTCCGTTTTTGCTAAGACTAATCCTAAAAAAATGTATAGTCCAGAGCAAGTTGACGAAAACTACTCGGGACAACTTGCAAGTAAATTAAAAGACTGTCTCAAATACATATCTAAACTTGGAATCAAGGGTGTTTTGCAGGGAGATTTATTATTCACAAATGATAAAAAGGTAGCAACTATTGGTGGGAAGAGGATGATTTCTTTCCAACCGAATACAATTGTCTATGCTGTCCCAGAAAAGTCTGAACTTGGAATGCAAATCTCAAGAGCAAAACTTGGAATTGTATTTCATACTGAGTATGATGGACCAACCACAGCAAAAATGAATGCGAGTTTTGGAGTAAATATTACAAATCTTAATAAAAATTCTGATGTTTATGTGGCAACTGCTACTTTCACGGACGCAAGTGGAGAGGCGGTTTTTAGTCAAGCAGAACTTCAAAAATATACTGCTGCTGTAAATAAAGCAGAGGGATCATTGAAGCAAGCATCAAAATTCCTAAATATTTTAGGAGAGACAGGACAGGGAAAGTTTCTTCTATCCACACTTTTTAAGCAATTTTTTAACACATACATTCGGCAGGGTAAGAGTATCCCCAATGTAAACCGTGTCATACAAGAATTTTCAGGTTACTACGGGACTCTTCTGCAGAAAGAGATTGATTTAAAGAAGACAGTCGCTGCAAAGAACAAGTATGTCAAGATCCAAAAAGACGGGCTCAAATTTATTGAGTCAAACAAACGCGCTATTTACTTCACGATTGCGTCGTATAGTAATTTACAGTCAGTTAAGGGTATCATTATTAAGAAACTGGAGAATGTTAAAACGTTGGGAACATTTCTTCGCACGGAGTCTGGGTATAAAGTTACTGCGCCAGAGGGGTTCGTTGCGATTAGGTCTGGTAAGGCACTCAAACTGGTTGATCGTCTTGAATTCTCCAGAGCGAATTTCACCGCAACAAAAGATTGGGACAAGACCCCTCCAGGGTACAAAGGTGTAGAGAAATAAATAGTTTATTATAAGATTAAGTGATGAAAGGATTTAGTCAGTTTTTCTCAGAAGCAACATCGTCGCAAGCAGTAATGCAAGCGAAGAGACTCGGTTTGTCTGGAGACGGTCATGGAGGATGGTACGACAAGCAAGGCGAGTTTGTTGCTAAAACTATTGGAGGAAAACTAAAATTCTATAATCAAAATCAAGTAGTTGGTAAACAGGATCCTCCACAGCAAAGGACTCCCAGTAATCAACAACCTGTCGCAACGCAAACGCAACCTTCAAAGCAACAGGATGATCCTCAAGATCAACCTCAAGGTGAAACTCAGGGAGAGTTTGGTACATTTGCTGATGGCACTCCTCGCAGAATGGAACCACCTGCAAATGCAGATGGATCACCAAAAGAAGATCTTGGAACCTTGGTTGTAACCTTCGGTAGATTTAATCCTCCAACTGTGGGTCACAAAAAACTACTGGATGCTGCAAGGAAGGCAGCGGGTAAGGGGGAACTTAAAATATATCCATCAAGGACACAGGACCCTAAAAAGAATCCTCTTGACCCTGATGAAAAGGTTGATGTAATGAAGCAGATGTATCCAGATCATGCTGATAGTATTGTTAATGACCCCAACTCAAAGAGCATCTTTGATGTGCTAAAACAAGCACATTCTGATGGATACTCAAATGTAAAGATTGTTGTTGGTGGAGATAGAGTTCAAGAGTTTGGTAAAATGTCTGATAAGTACAACGGACAAATCTATGACTTCTCCGGAGTTGAGACTGTCTCTGCAGGTGATAGAGATCCGGATGCTGAAGGTGTTGAGGGAATGTCTGCATCTAAGATGAGAAAGGCAGCAGCAGAGAATGATTTTAATACATTCCGCCAAGGTATTCCTGATACTATTGACGATAAGGTTGCTAAGATGATGATGAATAGTCTTCGTAAGAAGATGAATGTAAAGGAAGGTTGGAACTTGTGGGAGATTGCTCCTAGGTTTGATTGGAAAAATCTGCGTGAGAATTATTTCAAGAATAAGTTATTTGATATTGGTGACTTAGTTGAAAGTTTAAATACTGGTCTTGTCGGTAGAGTGATTCGTCGCGGAGCAAACTATCTCATTTGCGTGACCGAAGATAACATTATGTTCAAGTCCTGGATTAAAGATGTGTCTGAATCAGTTGTAAACAATAATGCACCTTCAGGTGTTCCTGCAAATAAAAGAGAAATTGGTACTGATGCTCATAGAGAATATGTAATGAATCTTATGGGAGTTAAGGAGATTAAGAATTTCATAAATAAGTACAGGAAAAAGACTAAGAAGTAAACAAAATGTCTAATAACATACTAAATGATATTTCTTCAGTATATGTGAAAGAAGTTCTTGAACCCAAACTTGGTGGAGAATCTGAGGGTTCTTCCAAGACAGTTGAAAAGGGTGGAACTTCTGAGGAAGCATCTGCTAAGAGAGTTCGTCAAGCAGTCTATGATATTAGATATAGAGCAAAGAGAGAAGGTATTGAGGTAAAACAAGCATTCTCTTCATATAGTGGAAAGAGTGGAATGACTGGTCCTGAGATGAAAGCAGTTAAAGAAAAACTAGGACTTAC